CAAGTTATCAAGGCTTATGTTTGTGCCGCCGCCAGCGCTTCCGTCTTTACTCATATCTGCTTAACCAAAGTTGTGTGTGCTTCGTTCCAATCCATTTCTTTAAGCGCCTTGGCCCAGCCCTTGCGCCCGCTCATGCTCAGCGCCGAACACTTGATAGACTTGGCAAACGAGATCAGGCTGGATTCCATACCCTTAATTTCATTTAAGTCGCCAGCTGCTAGAAAAACGTGCAGCGCGCGCAGTCTTGGGTACTGGACGATCTCAGTGACCATGCAGCTTTTTTCTGCTGGCCAAAAAAACATATCGCCAAGAATAATTGCGTCTAACACGTCTTCGTAGGTGTGCGTGCCACCAGATCGCTCAAGCGCAGACTCAAGCAACTCGCGGTATGGGCCTACTGTGTCTTCTGCCTGCTTAACTAAAACCGCCTCGCTCATAGTGATACCGCCGTAAGGTTGCCGCTGTTGTCTACGCTTAGTTTGTAGCGCGTCCCATCTGGGCTTTGCAGGATCAGCCGATCATTGCGCAGCTCGATGTCCTGATTCTTTTTTCTGTTCATGTCATCAGCCTGCTCAATTAGCAAATTACGCTGAGACTCAACGCCCTGGTCGTAGTTGTTAGAGGCGTTAGGCAGGATCATCGTCTACTGCCCGCAACTACTTCTAAGCGCATATTGCCGACTCGCCAGCTAGTAGGCTGGTCGCCAGTGACGCGCATCTGCACTTGCCGCCCTTGGAATCGCACGCTGGTTGGGTTAGCCATGTTGAAAGGCCCGAATGAGCTTTCTGCGCTGTTTGGGTAAATTCTAGTTTTGAATGTGGCCGTGACATCGCCCTGGGTTTGTTCATCAGGGATAAGTGAAGTTGCGACCATCATTCTGTCGCCAACGCCGATCTGCATAGGCCCGGTTTCAGCAAAGACATCGCTGTCTGTGTCGTATGTATTTCCTACTTCGTGCTCGTAAACGTATGAGCCAGTAGCCTCGCTTGAGACGTAATTAGGAAAAACAAACGCGCCAATGTCAAAGCCTGCAGTGCGCGCCACCTTCCCAATCTGCCAGTGATTCTCGCGGTAGTTGTAGCTCACATAAGAATCGTTCTCTGTTGTGCCTTCGCTTGGGTAAAACCAAACGACCTCACTGAACTGCGAGTTTACGACTGCGAACACCTTAGATCGCTCCGTGGTGTTTAGGTGCGAGAATATAAAATCACCAACAGATGAGCGCATAGACTGCACTGAGCCGTTGTAGCTATAGAAGCCATTGTTGCCCATCCAATATGCGGTTCCATCGGCTACCGCGCAGCCATTTGCGCTTATCACACCGCAGCCTGTCCCGGCCTGTCTGAAGCCGTACACGAATGGCGGTCCCTGATAGCGCGCTGTGTGTGCGTCTATGTCAGTGAGCAGCAAAGTCTCCCCGCGCATTCTAACGCCCGCCATGAGGTTGCCATTAGTGGCCAGGGTAAAAGAGCCAGCTTGGTTAGTTGCAGCTGGTGCCCACACGTTGCTTTGCTCTTGGTCTGAGAACGCCACCTTATTACCTACACCGCCAGCGCCCAATGCAAAAACGAAGCGCTCTTCGCTCACAACGATAGCCGTGGTGCTGGTGGGTGCGTTAGATAACAGCGCTGCAGGCGTGCCAGTAGAATTAGCCCACTGGTAGATCTTGCCATCGGATGTGGCGCACGCAATAACGTACTCCCCGAAGGTGTCTAGTGACCAGGTGGTTGCTGGCGTGTATGCCCCGGAGTCTGGTCTTGGCGTATTCCAAGTGCTTGCATTCCAAGTGAGGCCACCATAGCCGAGGTTCTGGACTGCGTTTGCGTTGCCCGTGGTGAAGCCAGAAGGGGTAATGTCAGTGAGAGTGTTGTCCTCGCCCACAAAATATAATTTAGTATGCGTGCCTGCGACTGTTCGCCTGTTACGTCCATTGTCTAAGTAGCTGATGATTGCCCTGCACACGCCGTTCATTGCAGCCGTTGTGCGCTTACGCCAGCCGCCGATGGGCTGCATAGCGCCTTCGTACCAGCGCACTAAGTTTGCGTCTGACCAAGTGTTTGCTTGCTGCAGAGCAGTACCGTTTTTAACTACACCGGCTGGTGGGCTTACGTTAAGCAGAGGCATTTTCGTACTCCCCTGTTTCAATCATCTGACAAAGCTCTTCAGCCCTTGCGCCTACTTGCTTGGACCAAAGGCTATTATCGAATTCCATGCCAGCCATGATGTAGTCACCGCCAGCCATGAATCCGAGCGCCTTCTCAAACTTGAGCAGCCGGGTAAGGCCCAGATTAAAGGCAATTGAAACCATCGCGTCTTTTCTGGCAAGGTTCAAATTCTTGTACCAAGAAAAAGTGCTTTCTAGCTCAGTCTCAACTCGGTCAATGTCGTTAGACAATAAAAAATCAATTTCCACATCGCAAAGGCCAATGCCGCCGTCTTCGTCAATATTGCGGCCAACGCCAATTGTGGTTTTGCCAGCGCTGCACTGATAGGCGAATGGCTTAACGCCTTCGTGCCTTCTCAGTAAATCAAATAGCTTGTCACTGCTCATTGGCTTTCACTCTTGTTGGAAGCGCCAAAATAAAAGCTAACTACTGCGCTCACTATCCCGCCCAAGTATCCAAGCACTAAGTTAACAATGGACTCGTTCTGCTCTGGCATGAGCGTCACAACGGAAACATAAGCGCCGAAGAAGACGAAGGCCAGTAATGCCAGCACTTTAGGTGTCCAATCCCCCGCAAAAGACTTGCGGGCGTTCTGAGTGTCTTGCACTTCCAGCGCGAACACATCCACATCTAGCTTTTTCATCTGCACAGCGAATTCGTTGTCTGCAACTTTTATTTTTGCCAACTGCTCTGGCGATGCGTTCTGCACCGCCTTCTGCAGTGCCTTGGGTTCCGGGTCGCATCCCAGCACGCTGGCGATAGCTTTTGCCGCAGTGCCGCCAAGTGGCCCACCTAATGCTTGGCCCAGTGTCGGGGCAAGGCTAGAGACTACGTTTTTTATAAGATCAAATTTCATAATTAATCCCAAGTTTTTGTGTTCGCCCGTATCTTCTTTGGGATGCAGTAGGCGCTTACGTTTTTCTGGTTGCGCTTATTCCCAATTTTAACCGCACCCGATTCAACAAAATATGCGAACTGGTTACACCTAGTCACATCCCGAAAGTAAAATTCCTCATTTAAGGGCTTGCCATCTATTATGACCACCAGCAAAAAAGCCATGATCATCGGCTGGTTAGCCAAGCCAGTAAGCTGCCTATGGTGGCTGGCACTAAAACAATCACAACCGCGAATATTAATGCGTACTGAGATAGCTGCTTTCTAAATCTTTTCTTTCTTACCTCTTCTGACTTTAAGAATGCTTGACGGTTCTTACGCGCTTCAGCCTGCTTGACCATCATGTCTTGCCACAAATCCATTCGATTGCTTGCAAGAAAAACAGACTTTATGTTTTCCCTAGATTGCCTAAGCGTTTCTTCTGCCATAACAATTTTCATGGCTTCTGCATCGCTTAAATTCTTACTATTTTTAGCACGTTGCAGATCAAACTCTGCTGATCCTAGCTTGGCGACATAGCCCGCCAAGCTGTCTATATTCTGCGCCGCTCCCGCAGCCATCTCCAAGGCTTTGCACGCTGCGCTTGCTGCAGCAATAGCCTCTAAAATCACCTGTTAGCCCATAGAAATAATAAGCGGAACCAAAACCGAACCAAGTACTAATGCGTATAGGCCATAAATCATTTGCTCTAAACGAACAAACTTAGCTGCGCCACTATCTAGCCTGCGCTCTATGCTTTGATACCTAACGACACACTCACGCTCGTGCGCCTCAATCGAGGCCAATGCCTTTGCTGTTAATTCTTTCTGAGTCACTGTGACGCAGACTCTTCAGCTTCAACCGGCTTGATTGAGTTGCGAATGTCCGCTTCCCAGCTGGCGATGCTGCGCTCGTTTTCTATCAACTGAATTTGCAAGTTTTGCTGCACTTCGCGCAATTGTTGTACGCGGCCAATCATTACCTGCGCATCTTGCTCAAGGTCGCTGAATGCAAAATCTTCGCCATCTATGTTTACTGTTTGTTCGCTCATGATGCTGTATACCCGTTCCCTGCTGTAATAGCTGCGTTAGTTGCGGTCATAGATTCACTGCCCCAATCTTTCAAAGCTACCATTAGTTCAAGGTGCTGAGTGTTACGGTCTACACAGTCTTGACG